CCATTGGGATCGCCTCCCCGCTCTACCCCGACGGGTTGAGGCGGTCCCTTTTATTTCACAGGGATCATCGGTGTTGATTTATGTTTGTTACTGCAGGTTGGTGGTTCTTTTACCGTTACATGGGTAATCATGCGTTGGTTGCATTTCGGGCATGACCAATGTTCACCCTTTGCCATGTTCAACCTTCGCAATATGTTCAGCAACCCATTTGGCGACCGGTGAGGCGACACCGTTCCCGCATTGTTTGTAGCGGTGAGTGTCAGCCTGCTCTGTTCCATCAGCCTTGAACCTGGTGTGGTCATCGGGCCAACCCATTAACCGTTCACATTCCAATGGTGTTAGTCGACGTACTGCCATCGTTGGTTCTGCTGGTTGGGCGATGAAGTCGCTGCTGTCGCGCCCAATTCGTAATGACCTGTGGATTCCTGAGTCGTCTAGTTTTTGGTTGTATCCGTCATAGAAGGACACCTGCTCGGCGATAAACATTTGGGCGTGATGAGATTGTGGTGAAGGGCGTAAAGCTGATAGCGCGTTCGCATGATCTAGTTCTGTTGCGCTGAAGGTGTTGGCTTTAGCGTCCTCACGTATTGAATACGCAACAGATGGAGCTTGCTGGCTTGATTTTAAAGTTGGTGCAACATTTTCTGTCACGTTTGCGTTGCTCCCAAACTGTGTGTCAAACGACAAAGGTAAAGCCACCATCGGGGTGTTTCCTCCACCTGTCCCCATCTTGGCTGACAATGTTTGTGTTACCCCTTCTTTGGCGATTCTTGCGCCATCACGATAAGAGTTCTCAAATAGCACCGGCTCGACTATCGCTGTTGTTGCGCGTGTGTCACCAACATCAAACGAGTTAAGCGTCGGGTTGATCTCACCCTCCACCCAAGTTTCATCATCGGTGGATGTTTGTGCGCGTCTTGATTTAGTGAACACCGCATGAGGTCCACGGGCAACAAGCGACGGAATCACAGGCTCATCAGAAATGTATGGTTCGTAAGCTGCGTTCTCACCTTGATTGAAAGCTGCGCGATCAATCAGTATCGGTTGATCCTCAACAACTACATGACCACAATTTACGTCTTGGTTTACGACTGTTGGCTTGTGGTAGATGCTGGCTCCGATGGCGTTGAAGATTGCACCATCGCCTCCAACGCCTTCTGTAAGCGTTCTGGCAGCACTTTGCCTCTTCTGTTTGCCCTTCTTAGAATCCCCTCGCAAGCTTTCGGTGACAGGTAGTAGCGGGTCTGGACATCGGTCGGCGGTTGCAGGATCAAAGCAAGAGACGAGGAACACGCGCCTCCGTCGCTGGGGGATTCCGAAGTGTTGTGCGTCCAGCAAAGCGTACTCTTGGAGACACGCCCCTGCTTTAGCCATTTCATTGATGACTGTCCCAAAATCTCGTCCGTTGTTTGAGGACAAAGCTCCTGCGACGTTCTCCCAGACTGTCCATCGGGGAAAAGTTCCATTGGTTGCATCTCTCATCTCCTTTATGATTCGTACTGCTTCGTGGAATAAACCTGAACGCTCGCCTTCTAACCCTGCTCGTTTACCAGCAACGGATAGGTCTTGGCATGGGCTGCCAAAAATAATTACATCTACGGGTGGCAGGAAACGACCGTTAACATTACAGACATCGCCCCATTTCTCTACGTCAGGCCAGTGGCGATCTAATACCGAGCGACAGTTCTTGTCCCATTCAACCTGGAACTTGCACTCAAATCCTGCTTGCTCAAATCCCATGTCAAACCCGCCGACACCAGCAAACAAACTTCCAAAAGTTAACGCCATTAGAAACTCCTACATTCACATGACTTGACATATCTTGTTTTTATTGAATCGTTCTCAAAGTTTGGGTCGGTATAGATGAAGCCGGTGCTGTCACATTTATCGCAACCAACTTCAGCATGACGGACACCCATTACTTTGTTGAACATTGATTTGATTTCAAACTGGTTCGGGTAATGCCCTAATGATTCAGCCATTTTCAGTACCGCTTTTGCATCTTCTTCGGATGCGTCCAGCAACAGTTCGTCTTTGACCCAAGCGTTCTTTACGGTGTTGCGTGCGATATTCGTTGTCGGGTACATTCCGCATAGACGGTCAACGAATAGCTCGATTAGTGCTGGTGTCACAACTCCACGCCTTGCGCGATATGCGTACGCAACCTGGAGATCACCGACTCTGCTTGCTTCAGCGTCGCTCGACAAGCCTCTAGTTCTGCATGAAGTGAATCAGCAGCATCCTTGTAACGGTCACGTTCCTCACGCAACAGTTCGTTCGCCATCTGCATCGCATCGACACGATCCTTGTATTGCTCTAACTCAAACTCGATTGGTGTTTCTATACTCACGTCGTAACGCCTTCCTCTGTAGTGGTGTTGTTCCTGCCCAGATACCTGACTTTATGTTGTTGTCCATAGCAAAGTCAAGACATTCTTTTTTTACCTTGCAACCAAAGCAAACAGATCGTGCCTCGGCGAGCTTGATATGGTTCGCACCTTTTTCATCTTCGTTCAGGAAGAACAGGTCTGGGCCTGCTCCTCGACACGCTGCTTGCTCAGTGAAACCAAATTGGTTGTTGACGAGACTGTAATAATCTTCGGCTGCCGACATTTCTTCTCCCTCGTTGTCGTCTTGATATTCGTCTATAGATTCCAATGCCTTAGCCCGCCGTTCCTGTATAAGTATCGGGCTACCGCAAGGTTGCACCGTACGTTAAACAGTACCGACAGATCGCCTCTTTGTGAAGCACATTCTTTAGCCGTGACCGTGACCCAACTGGAGTTAATTTGAAGGATGCCCCTATCTTGTGAGCCATTACGGTTCAAGGTTTTGTTGTGAGCCAACGGGTTGCATCGGCTTTCCCTGTATGCGATGTATGAGAACGTTTGGACGGGTAGCCCGAACGCTGCGAACTCATCTTCCCATTGGGGGCAACGTTTTGATTTGTCTGCCGGAACGCCCTCTGGAACCACCTCAACGGGTAGCACCAGAACCTTCTCAGACGCTCTGTAAGGCTCTGAGAGAGGCGATACTGACGGGTTCGCAGGGTTGGCAGGGGCTTCAGCAGCATGAACCATACTGCCGAAGGTAATCGTCCCTACCAGAGCAACGGCAAATAGCCGTACAAGTGATCTCATCGGTCCTCCAAGACTAGCAAATTTTAGGTAATGCTTATGAGATAAGGGAAACCAGTTCCGCAAACTCATCCAATGTCATTAACACGATACCGTCACTACTGCCATCAGGCATAGCAATCATCGCGAAAGGTCGTATGTCACCCAACGACTTTGATGCTTCAGATTGTAAACGAGCCTGGTTGAAACGAGTAGCGATTGGACCCACCTGCGCACCGGCTTTGACTTCGACACGAAAGTAGCCACCCCAATGTTCTTCATGGCGAGTGCCTGCATTACCTGTCGCACTAAGACCCAACTTCTTCCTAGCACGTCGAGCTTTGCTATCACCCTTAGTTCGTGATCGTTTTCCGCGAGCAACAGGATCGTTACATCCTTTGACCCGTCGCTTACCGTCACGAGCTTCACGTCCCAAAGTTCCGAACTTGGGGCAGCCATCAACCGTACATTTGTCTCTGTTGCCTTCACAGTAATCCTTCCTGTTTTGTTCGACTGGCATTACGCCTTCAGGATGGTGATGAGTTCAGAAATCTCAGACTTCGTGAGAGCCTCTAACGTTTCGATGACACGACCTGTTGAGTCTGATGCCATTGATAGTTGCTCTGCTTTGGTTGCGATGCCTTTGCCTGATGCCAAAGCCCTGAACATTCCGATCTGTTTCGCTGTTGCCGGTGCGCCAGGTTCCTTGATCTGTGGCGAGCCGTTAGCAGGGTGGTTCTTCTTTGACTCGGCTACCACTTCTTCAGCAGAGAACATATTGATTACTGCTGCTACTGCTTCTTCGGTGTTCTTGAAGTTGGGGTTGAAGTCGTCCATCACTTCTGGTTCTTCCTCAGCAAATGATGCGGCCAACTCTTTTGCTTTGGCGAACGCTTCACGCAACGCAGGCATCTGTGATTCTTTCAGGTCTGCAAGGTCAATCTTTGCTGACTTTGCGATCTGTTCATGGTCAAGCCCTGCACCCTTGCAAGCGTCAACGAAACGCTTGATGTTGTCCATCGACACCAACGGATCGCTTGGCTTTGCTGGTTCAACCTTTGCCACTGGAGCAGGCTTAGTGACAGGGGCAGACGGGGTGTGCGATACATCTTCCCATTCCTGCTTAGTCCACAACGCGAGACATACACCAAAGCGCATAGCAGCGTTACGAATGAAGTCTGAGATCAGCTCTTTAAGTAGGTCAGGTTTGTTGTGCATGACCGAGCCAACACCCAAACGACGTACACCGAGGATGGTGAGCCAGCCTGCCATGTGTGCCATGCCGTTCTCAACACGGTAAGCCGGTAGACCGTTCGCATCAAACGCGGTTGGTTCCCATGTCCACTCAGGGTCAATCTCGATAAGCATTTTGGTTACGTCTGCGTGACCTACGAAGTCAAGTTGCATCCCACCTTTAGGTAGTTTGCCTACGATCTTCGGGTCTGGTACGCCATATTTGCTGATGATTTCTTCTAGTTTCATTACTTTGCTCCTTCGCAGTAATCAATTACTTGTTGTTTAAACATAAACCAGGTTTCGCTATCAACCCAAGAACTATCAATCGGATTCAATTCATCGAATAATTGACCCAACGCCCTTTCTAAAGCGATAATCCGTTCAGTTAATAGCTCTGCTTCCAAAAAAATATCGCCGCAAGAATCGTAAAGTTCAAGTGCTGTTCTCAGCAGTTTCTTTTCATCCATTACTTCGCCTCCTTAGCGATGATCCGCATAGTGCGGAAGGTTGATGTTTTCTTAAACTTTTCTGCCAACGCAGGATGCTCGGCCTCAAACTTCTTGGTGTCAAACGATGTGCGTTTGCTGTTCTTCCACGATACGACCTGAACACCGTCAATCGCACCATACTCAGCGTCCTGCAACAGCATCGCCAGTTCACCCTTGATGAGTTCCTCGACAGCTTCAGCCTGCTTCTTCTGCTCACGCGCCTGTGCCAAACGCTCTAAACTCGCATACACCTCATGCCCCAATACGACCGTGTTTCCATAACCTTCGGGGTAGAGAGAAGCGGCGTTGTCATAGGTGGGATCAGCCACGTCAGGCATCATGCCCATATCGATGAAACCCAAGAATTTGCGGGCTGCTTCTATGTGAATCTGTTTTTCGTCGCTAGTTACGGTTTGTGTATGGAACTGGAGTTGGAGGTCGCTGTCAAAAATGATCCAGTTGATCTCGTTACTACCAGTACATATCGCTTGTTGAACTCCTTGCCAGTACCAGGTTCGGGAAAGTTGTCCCGTCCATCGCTTGTTATATGTTTTGAGTTCGTAAAACTTTCCAGTGACAGTTGAACGACCGTCCATTGTTGCCATGAGACGCACACCGTTGTCCTCGTAACAAAACAGTTCTGCCGGTTCCACGATGAAGTCGTTGAGGATTTCTCCTGCCCAACCCATGAGTGGGCCTTCAAGGATTGTGCCTCGACGCATCGCATCGTTTTGTTCTTTTGGCACAGGGGGTGTTGCTGCCAATAGTTCTACCGCAAGGTCAGCTGGTGTGGTGTATTTGTGTTCACCATGAATTGCTGCGGCTACTGATGCGGTGATTCGTTTCTCACCTTTTTCGTTTGCCCAACGTAGGTTCAACCAGTCTTGGCTGCCGTGGGTTGGCTTTGGGATTGTGTATAGGTTCTGCATTTTTCCTCCTATGGTTTGTGCAGGTATTTTTAATCTAGGGGTGTGACACGGTTAATGTCAAGTCAATCGCTTTCATGTCGCGCACCATCGCTACAGGGATATGTATGGCGTGGATGCCTTCTTCTTTGCAGATGGTTTGCCATACGGTCACATGGTTTTCTTTTGATCCAGGTTCACCAACAGGGATGAGGAACCCTACGGTGTCAACGAGACATTCACCGTCATCTTCATAGGACGGCATATCTAGCCAGCCACCTTCGGACAGATGGGTGTCAGCCCATTGGATATAGACAACGGTTCTATTCGTCAAAGTCATCGGGCTTTTCTCCGCAGTCAGGGTTACGTGGGATCACCCCACGATAGACGCATAGGCAAAGTCGAGCGTCACTCACCAGCCCTCCTTCTTCCGATCCATACAGAACACGGGTGCTTGGATGGTCATGTTCCGGTCAGGGGTGACGATGGCTAGGGCTTGCTGTGGTTGCTCATGCCCGAAGCCCATGAGTAGGGCGTATTCGTCAAAGCCTTTCATGCTGCCATTCACCACCATTGACGGGGTAGAGATGTACTGATGCCAATGTCCCAACCAAAGGGTTTGGAATGATTTGTTGGTGGCCATATAGCGGGCGTGTTTCTTTGCTCGCATCCGCATAATCGGTGGATAGATACCGCCGATACCACCACCGCCTGAAACCTGGTCCTCATGTGTAAGCAAATGTCCGTGACCATAAATCAGTATCATACGGACAGCTGGCTCAGGGATAGTGAACGTGACACGCTTATCTTTTTCATAGTGTCGCTCGACCATCTTG